GGTTCTGCTGGGCAGTTGTTGACAGCAGGCAGGTAATACCTGTATGGGACAAATCACTGGAAAGGAAACTCCTTGGCGTAATGCGTGTCTATGAGGACACGGAAGAGGAGACAGGGGATAATTATACCATTTACGAATACTGGACAGATACCTGCTGCCAGGCATACAGGAGACGTACAGCAGACACAGTGGACAGCGGGCTGTGGCCATACGGGATGTTTACAGACCCCACAGAAAATGAAAAGGCGGCGGAATACCAGCATGGCATGTGTGAAGTGCCATTTATACCTTTTTTCAATAATAATATCCATGCCAGTGATTTAAAGAACATTAAAAAGCTTGTTGATGTGTATGACAAGGTATACAGCGGTTTTATCAATGACCTTGATGATGTGCAGGAAATTATAATTGTACTTTCAGGGTATGGCGGGACAGAACTGGATGGTTTCCTCCAGGATTTAAAAAAGTATAAGACAATAAGCCTTGACGGGGACAAAGACGAAAATGCAGGCGTGAGCACGCTTAACATTGAAATCCCAATAGAAGCAAGGAACACAGTGCTTGAAATTACAAGGAAGGCAATATTTGAACAGGGGCAGGGTTTTGACCCGCAGCCTGAAAAGTTCGGGAACCAGTCAGGTGAGGCACTTAAGTTTATGTATTCCCTGCTGGAGATGAAGACAGGGCTTATGGAAACAGAGTTCCGCCTTGGCTTTGCCAGCCTTGTACGTGCCATATGCAGGCACCAGGGTATAAAATGCAGCACAATAAACCAGACATGGACAAGGACTCGTATCAGGAATGATGCAGAACTGGTGCAGATGTGCAGGGACAGCACAGGTATAATAAGCCAGAAGACAATATTAAAGAACCACCCGTTTGTAACAGATATTGAAGAAGAACTAAAGCAGCTGGAAAAGGAAAGGCAGGAAGCAGAAGAAAAAGCAGATGCCTACCAGGGTGCTTTTAAAGATGGTGCGGATGGCAGCAGTGAAGACAGCAATGGCAAAGGGCAGGATAAAAAACAGGATAATTAGTTTACAGGAAGCACTTCCAGTGTAAGAATGGAGGTGCTTTTCTTTTGCACATTTTTAAGGGGGGACTCCTATGGAAAATGGCAGGTACTGGCAGAAGCGTTTTGCTGCCCTGGAAGATGGGCAGTACCAGAAAAGCAGGGAATATATAAAGGATGTAGAAAAACAGTTCAGGACAGCAGCAAACAGGATACAGATGGATATAGAAAGATGGTACTACCGCCTGGCAGATAATAATGGCATATCTTATTATGCTGCAAAGAAACTGCTTAAAGCGGATGAACTTGAAGAGTTCCACTGGGATGTGGACACATACATAAAATATGGCAAAGAAAATGGTATTAACCAGAAATGGATGAAGGAGCTGGAAAACGCTTCTGCAAAAGTACATATTAATTACCTTAAGGCAATGAAGATACAGGTACAGCAGGAAGCAGAAAAGCTTTACCAGGAATTCCATGGGGGCATTACAGAATTTATAAGTTCTGCTTATAAAGACAGATTTTATAAAAGTGCGTTTGAAATTGCAAAAGGGACAGGTGTGGGGCACAGCTTAGCAAGGCTTGATAATGCACGCATTGAAAAAGTTATTAAAAAACCCTGGGCACAGGATGGCATGGATTTTTCATCCAGGATATGGAAAAACAAAGACCGCCTTGTGGATGCGCTCCATACAGAACTGGTACAGTGTATAATACGTGGGCAGGGTCCAGATGAAGGTGCAAGGATGCTTGCACAGAAAATGGATACGGGGCTGAGCCAGGCAAGGAGGCTTATATATACAGAATGTGCAGCTGCGGCATCAGCAGCACAAAAAGACTGTTTTAAGGAACTGGGTGTGGAAGAGTTCCAGGTTGTGGCAACCTTAGACAGCCATACATCAAGGATATGCAGGGACATGGATGGTAAACATTTCCCAATGGCAGACTACCAGCCAGGGGTCACAGCACCTCCACTCCACTGTAACTGCAGGAGCACTACATGCCCTTATTTTGATGATGAATTTACCAAAGGTGAAAAACGTGCAGAGCGTGGGAAAGATGGTAAGACACATTATGTGCCTGCGGACATGACATATAAACAATGGCAGCAGAAATTTGTGGGCAGTGGGCAGAAGCAGTTCAGCAAAGGTCAGTATGGCGAACAGAATTATAAACCTGTGCTGCTTGACGCAAATGATGTGAAAGAAACCAGCCGTGGCAGTGTACTGATAAGTGCCAAAAGGGCAACAGAAACCACCAATAATATTTACATATCAGACAGGGTGAAGCTAAAGCCAAAACAACAGCATTTTATAGACATGAATTTATCAAAGGCTTTGCAAGTGTTAGGTGTACAGGATAAAGCAAATTTGCCATTAGTAGTTATTATTAACAACTCTGAAATGCAGACTGGGGCAATGGCATCATACAGCATAGGACAGAATATTTTATACCTGGATAATAATGTTGCTGTTTTAAATACTCTTTTAGAGCTGCAGAAAGACTGTGCCTGCCCAGGCAATAAACTTAGCACCTTTGTACATGAACTGGTACACTGGCAGGATGCAGAAATGTACCACCAAAAATATGGAGAGATTACTGATACTGGCAAATATCTTTCATGGTTAAGAAAAAAATCAAAAGCTGTTCTTGATAAATTAGAGAAAAAGGGATATGATATAGATAATATTAGTGTTTATGCTTCTGAAAAATATAACGAATACCAATATGATGAAACATACACTGAATACCGGGTAAAAGATAAACTGGAAGGAGGCTGATTAATTATGAGACTACCAAGAACCCCAGAGATGGCAGAATTATGGAAAAATATAAAACCATATTTTGCTGGTTGTTCAGGACTAAAAGAGGATGCCCCAGAATCAGTGAAAAAAGATTTTGAGGAATATTTGCGTTTAGCTAAAAAACAAACTGATTTTGCATACAGTTTAATGTAAATAAGAACCAGGCACTTCTGGGTTAATCCAGGAGTGCTTTTTTAATATTATTTTTAATGCGGAGATAGTAATTGGAATGGTACAAAGGTTAGTAAAAACAATTATGTGTGAAAATGGGGATTTATACAGTATTGCTAATGGAAGGCGTATCCTTCTTGCCAGATGCAGGCCAAGAATTGAGATTACTGAGCAGTCTGTAAATATAAAGTCCATTGGTGTACATGGATTTAATGTAAAAAAGAACTATATAACCCTTATCCTGTGTGGCACACCAGAACTTACAAGGGAACTGGATATGGACTTCTGGAATACCGTTACAAGCTTTGGGATTGAAGCTGATATACAACGTACAGATGGTGTATTTGAAAGGATGTATTTTGATAATGCTGTACCACAGGAAATTGATCTGGACGGTGAATGGGTTTTTGAGGTTACGGGGCAGCCGGGGTTTACAAAGAAACTGCTTTCAATTTAATATACAAGAATAAAAGAAACAGGCACTTCTGGATTGGATTCCAGTGGTGCTTTTATTTTGGAGGTTATTATGGCTATAAAAGTAATAGAGTATGGAAAGAAGAGGGTAAAGTGTGATAATTGTGAATGCATCCTGCAATACGAAAAAAGTGATGTCAGGATAACACAAAGAGGAATAAATGAATGGCAGGGTGAAATTACCTGTCCTGTATGTGGAAATAAAATTGATGTTAAATAAGCGTACCTGTCCGCAATGACATTAAACTACATACCCGTGCCAGGGGAATAAACAGGCAGATCCCATACACGGAGGGCGTGAATAAAAACCTATGGAGGATAAAATTATGGAATGGTTAGAAAATTTACTAAAAGAAGCAAAAATAACAGATGGGAAGCTTGATATTGCCGCAATTATGGCTGCAGTTAAAAAGGAGTTCCCAAACCATGCTGTGCCAAAGCAGGAGTTTAATGAGGCACTTGAAGCGAAGAAAAAACTTGAAAGTGATATAAAAACAAGGGACAGGCAGCTTGAAGAATTAAAGAAAGAAAACGGCAATGCAGAAGAGCTCCAGGGACAGATTAAAAAGCTCCAGGAGGAGAATAAACAGGCACAGAAGAAGTATGATGAAGACATGAAGGAGCTAAGGCTTACAAGTGCCATAAAAGCTGCACTCGCTGGCAAAGCACAGGATGAGGACATTGTGGCAGGGCTTATTGACAGGGAAAAACTTATTGTTGGTAAGGATGGCACCATAGCAGGGCTTGACGGGCAGATTAAAGCGCTACAGGAAAACAAAGCTTTTCTCTTTAAGGACAGCCACCCAGCTGGGTATAACCCTGCACATGGCGGTGGGGAAGGGATGGCAAACCCGTTCGCAAAGGAAACATTTAACCTTACAAAACAGGGTGAGCTTTTACGCAGCAGCCCAGAACAGGCAAAAGCGCTTGCGGCAGCAGCAGGCGTGACATTATAAGATAAACAAGGAAGGATGATGTAAAACATGGCTATTACAAAAATTGCAGATGTCATTGTACCTGAACTGTTTAATAAGTATACAGTGAACAGGACAATGGAACTGTCTGCGCTTTACCAGAGTGGTGTAATAACAAACAGCCCTGAATTTGACAGGCTGGCAAGTGAGGCGGCAAGGACACATAACATGCCATTCTTTGAAGACCTGCAGGGTGAATCAGAGGCAACACTTGAAGATGTGAAAATGACACCAAAGAAAATTACTTCAAACAAGGATGTGTCAACCACCATACTGCGCCAGAACATGTGGTCTGCAACAAACCTCTCGGCAGCACTTGCAGGTTCAGACCCTATGGCAGCAATAGGGGACCTTGTGGCAGGGTACTGGGCAAGGGACATGCAGAAAGAACTTATTGCACTTCTTGCTGGTGTGTTCGGGACTATACCAGCAGAAGACGGGGGTACAGCAGAGACAAGGATGAGGGACCATATACTTGACCTTTCATCTGGCAAAAGCGAAGCGGCAAAAATAATAAGCGCATCTGCATTTATAGATGCCTGCCAGCTTTTAGGTGATGCACAGTCACAGCTTACATGTGTTGCAATGCATTCAGCAACAAAAAGTTATTTAAAAAAGCAGAACCTTATTGAAACACAGCGGGATTCAACAGATGTGGAGTTTGATACTTACCAGGGGCGCAGGGTAGTAATTGATGACGGGTGTCCTGTTGCAGACAGTATATATACCACATACCTTTTCGGGAATGGTGCAGTTGCCTATGGCAATGGTTCGCCAGAAGGGCATGTTGCAACCGAGGTTGACCGTGACAAGCAGACTGGCGGCGGTATAGACTACCTGATTAACCGCAGGGCGTTTATCCTGCATCCAAGAGGTATTGCATATACAGGTGCAGTAAGGGAGCATGTGGAGACACCATTAAGGAGTGAACTTGCAGACCCAAAGAACTGGAAGCCAGTGTATGAGCCAAAACAGCTCCGTATAGTTGTAATTAAACATAAACTTGGAGCCTGAGTAAAAATAACAGACATGCAGGCAGGGACAGGAGGGGTTATGGCAACTGCAGCAGAAGTAAAAAAGATAAAAACACTTCTCGGGCTGGATACTGGTACCAGCTGCAAGGAGGATGCCCTTGTGGAGTTTGCTGCTGATGCGGCAAGAGAAACCATCTTAAATTACTGCCACCTGGATAAAATGCCAGAAGGGCTTGCAGGGACAGCTGCCCGTATGGCAGCAGATATTTACAGGAATGAACAGTATGGGAAACAGGAAGAAGCCTCACATGTGTCATCAATAAAAGTCGGTGATACAAGCACTTCTTTTGGAAGTGCGGCGGATGGTTATGGAAGCAGTATCCTCAAGGATTATGAGGCAGCCCTTAAAAGGTACAGGAAGCTGGTGTTTAAGTGATACAGGATGCTTTAAGGAAAGCTATAGAAAGTACATATACAGACAGCTGTATAGTGTCAGAACGCAGGAAAGAAATGGACCCTGTTACAAAACTTATATCCTGGAAAGATGTGGTGGTGCTTGATAGCCAGCCATGCAGGCTGTCATTTAAGACAGTCCAGAGTACACAGCAGGAAGGGGCAGCAGAAGAAACAGTACAGTCTGTAAAACTGTTCCTTTCCCCTGGTATTGTTATTAAAGAGGGTTCTAAAATAACAGTTTACAGGGGAGACAGGGAGTATGCTTATGTTTCAAGTGGTGTGCCTGCGGCCTATGCGTCACACCAGGAG